GCATGCACGAGACGTTCTTCAGCAACGTCTGGCTGCTGCCCAACGGCGAAGTGATCAAGGCGGTGCTGCAACCGATCAACGGCGTGACCTGGCCGTACCACCTGTACTACTTCGACAAGGACGAGACGTCGATCTTCGGCGAGGGCCTGGCCGCGGTGATGCGCGATGACCAGACCATGCTGAACGCCAGCGTGCGCATGATGCTCGACAACAGCGCGATCACCTCGGGCCCGATGCTCGAGGTCGCGCCGGGCCTGCTGTCCAACACGGATCGCATGGACGAGATGCACCCGTGGAAGATCTGGTTCCGCAACACGGCCCAGCCAGGCCAGCCGGCGGTGCGCTCGATCGAGCTGCCCTCGCGCCTGGGTGACCTGGCCGGCATGGCCGACCGCTTCGAGAACAACGCCGACGAGGTCACCGCGATCCCGCGCTACATGAGCGGCGAGAACGTGGGCACCGGCGCGGCCGGCACCGCCTCGGGCATGTCGATGCTGATGGGCGCGGCCAACATCGTGATCAAGGACCTGATCACCGCCTGGGACGAGGGCGTGACCCGGCCCTTCCTGACCGCGCTGTACCGCTGGAACATGCAGTTCCACAAGGACAACAGCATCAAGGGTGACTTCGACGTGAAGGCCCGCGGCACGGCCAGCCTGGTGGCCAAGGAGGTGAGGGCGCGGCAGCTCAATGAGTTCGCCAACCTCACCGCGAACGACCTCGACGCGCCCTACATCAAGCGCGACAAGCTCAACCGCATGCGCGCCGAGGCCAACGAGCTGGGTGACGTGGTCAAGAACGAGGACGAGGTCAAGGAAGAGATCAACAGCCCGCAGGCGCGGATGCAGGCCGAGCTCGCGCAGGCCCAGGCTCAGCTCATTCTGCAGGAGGCCCAGGCCAAGGTCCAGAAGATGATGGCCGACGCCGAGCTCGCCCAGGCCAAGTCGCGCGAGACCCTGGCGCGCATCGACATGATCGTGGCCGAGGCGGTCAACAAGCGCGTCGAGGCGGTCTACGCTGCGCTGCAGGCCGGTGGTGTGGCCACCAGCAATCCGACCATCGCGCCGGCCGGCGACGAGATCCTGCGCAGCTCCGGCTGGCAGGACGCGACGCCGGACCCGTCGATCGCCCAGCTCAACGGTCCGCCCGTGCAGGACGACCAGGGCACGATGGTGCGCATGGGTGGCAACGAGCAGTTCGCCATCGAGCCGCGTGGCAACACCAGCCCGGCCGAGCCGGGCGTGCCGATGGATGCGCAGATGCAGATGAACGCGCCTCAGCCCTACCCCCAGGCCATGACCGGCATGGACGGCGTGCGCGGCGGCATTGAGACGCCGGAGGTGTGATGGAAGACGCAGGCATGGTCGCCATTCGCGAGCTGCAGAGCGCCTCCACTGCCGTGGCCGAGTTCCGCGGCGCCGACCCGCTTGTGCACATCGACAAGATGCTCTCGAGCCTGGCCGACGTCTACCGCGCGCAGCTGGCCGACGTCTCTGTCGATGAGCTGCAGCGCGTGCAGGCGCACCTGAAGCAGACGCTGGCCATTCGCGCAACGCTGCGCGGGCAGCAGCCCCTGCCGATAGTTTGATCTCAGCCCCCGGGCCAACGTGTAAGCGCGGCTTACAGGTTCGGCAAGGGACAGTATGAGCCGGGCGACCGGCTGTTGGAAGCCGATCGAAAGGACAACATGGCAACCCAAGACCAGATGAAGGGCGAGCAAGACGAGTTCGCTGCCGCCTTCAACGAAGACAGCGCTCCCGCCAAGGAGATGAGCGAGGACGAGGCCTTTGGCCTGTCCGACCCTGCGCCTGCCGACCCCGTCGCCGAAGATGGCGCCGAGGGCCAGGCCGCGGACGTCGACATGGCCATCGTGATGGATGCCGACGAGGTCGAGAAGGCCTCCGGGGACGCCATGGCCAAGGACACCGCGGTGGCCGCAGCTGAGCCCGCAGGCGAGGCTGAGGTGGTCTCCGACGAGGGCGACGCCGCGGAGGTCAAGCCGCCCATGGTCGACATGGAAAAGGAAGTCCAGCGCCTGAAGAGCTGGGAGGGCCGGCTCAGGGCCATGGAGGCCAAGCTCAAGGCCGCTGGCGCCGACCAGCCCGGCGAGCAGAAGGCCGCCGTGAGTGATGCCATCGAGCAGGCCGCCGACGCCGCCGACACGCCCGCCGACAGCGAGAACATCGAGCAGATCGCCGAGCAGGTCGAAGACGGCACGATCACGCCCCAGCAGGCGATGAAGCAACTGGCCGAGGACTTCGGCGAGGACTTCGTCAAGATGATCGAGGCGATCGCCGTGGCCAAGGCCAAGGAGGCCGGCTCGAGCGCGGCCAGCGAGAAGTTCGGCGAGCTGTCCAAGACGGTCGACGAGGTGATCGCCGACATCGTCGACACCAAGGCGCGCAGCCACTTCGAGCAGATCGCCGACCGCCACCCTGACTTCCAGGAGGTGGGTGCGAGCGAGGAGTTCAAGGCCTACATCGAGGCGCTGCCAGAGAACCAGAAGGGTCAGGCCATGGAGGTCATCTCCAGCGGCTCGGCCAAGCAGATCGTCAGGCTGCTGGACGGCTTCAAGAAGAGCGCCACCGCGGCGCCCGCCGAGGAGCTCACCGAAGCCGCTGGCGAGTCGATCGTCGACGCGGCGACCGAGGAGCAGATGGACGCCGCCGAAGGTGTGCGCAGCTCCGGCATGAAGCTGCCCGAGCAGCCCAAGTCGTCCAACTACGAAGACGCCTGGAACGACTACTGATCAAGCGCCCGAGGCCTCTGCGCTGCACGCCTCGGCTTTCACCACAACGGCATTCGCTGTTTTCGAATCGCGAATGCCAACACCATGTGGAAGGCAGTCCACACGAGCTGCCTCACAGCTGGCGTAGCGAGGTGCGCCAGCAAATAACACCTCGCACCATGGAGCACGACAAACCAGTCGCGCATGAGAAGAGGACCCGGGACACGCTACGGCGCCCCACCACGGTTCTGCGTATCTGCACACGGCACACGGGACAGTCCACACGCTCCTCTCCGAGATGGCTGTGAAAACAGCAAATTGTTTTGCCATTAACGAAAGGAAACCAACATGTCAACCACCGTATACGGCGATATCTCGCCCCGTACCGCTGCCTACGCAGAGAAAGAACTGCTGAAGCGCGGCCTCCCTTACCTGGTGCTGGAGAAGTACGGCCAGGCCAAGGCTTTGCCCGAAGCCAGCACCAAGGTCATCAAGTTCCGCCGCTACAACGCGCTGGCAAACACCCCGACGACCCTGACCGAAGGCGTGACGCCTGCGGGCAAGGCGTTGACGGTGACCGACGTGACGGCCACCCTCTCCCAGTACGGCGACAGGGTGACCATCACCGACGTGATCCTGGACACCCACGAGGACCCGACCCTGAACGAGTCGGTGGCCCTGCTGGGCGAGCAGGCCGCGCAGATGATCGAGAAGATGCGCTTCGGCGTGCTGAAGGCTGGCACGAACGTGCTGTACGCCAACGGCGCTGCTCGCAACGCCGTCAACACCGCGATCAGCATCACGCTGCAGCGCCGTGCCGTGCGTGCCCTGAAGCGCCAGAACGCGCGCTTCATCACCTCCGTCATCCGCTCGACGCCGTCTTTCGGCACCGAGAACGTGGCTCCTGGCTTCGTCGCCCTGATCCACCCGGACTGCGAGGCTGACGTGCGCGGCCTGACCGGCTTCGTGCCTGCTGAGAAGTACGGCACGATGACCCCGTGGGAGAACGAGCTCGGCAAGGTTGAGGACGTGCGCTACGTGTCCTCGACCATCTTCGAGCCGTTCGCCGACGCCGGCGGCGCCAAGGGCACCATGCTGTCCACGACCGGCACCAGCGCCGACGTGTACCCGGTGCTGTTCCTGGGCCGGGACGCTTACGGCATCGTCGCGCTGAAGGGCATGTTCGCCCTGACGCCGATGGTCGTGAACCCCAAGCCCAGCGACTCCGATCCGCTGGCCCAGCGTGGTCACGTCGCCTGGAAGGCGATGCAGACCTGCGTCATCTTGAATGACAGCTGGATGGTCAGGGGCGAGGTTGCAGCCACCGCCTGATCGCCGGCCGGGTAACGCCGGCCTCGACTGGCAGCCCCCATTCGTGGGGGCTTTTCTTTTGGTGTTGCGAGAAATCGATTGCGACCGACTTGATCTTGGTGCTGCGAGAAATTGATCGCGACCAACCCGATGCCGGGGCGGGTAATCCCCGGCACCATCTGTGAGGACCCATCAACATGAGCAACAACACGCAAGTGTCAGACATCGACAGCGCGCCGGAGACCCTGGCGAACGCGCCCAAGGCCGTAGCCAAGCGCACGGCCAAGGTCGATGGCTTCGACGCCGCCCTGTCGGGCAAGAAGAAGACGATCACGATCCACACCTCCGAGTCCGAGGGCGGCCACGACGCCGTGCCCATCGGCATCAACGGCTACATGTACCAGGTGCCCCGCGGCACCCCGGTCGAGGTGCCGGAGGAGCTGGTGCACATCCTCGAGAACGCCAAGGTCACCACCTTCCATCCGGCGAAGGGGCCCGGCGAGTTCGTGGAGCGCACCGCCAATCGGTTCGCCTTCAGCGTTCACTGATCCGCCAACCTGAGGTAACACCATGGCCGCATCCACCCTCGTCAAGGACGTCCTTTACCGGGTGTCGTCGCAGCTGCACGACATCAGTCCGCAGTTCACGCGCTGGACCCAGCGCGAACTGGTCTCCTGGCTCAACGACGGCCAGAAGGCCATCGCCAAGTACATGCCGTCGTCCTGCTCGCGGGTGGATTCGGTCAAGCTCTCCCCTGGCACGCGCCAGTCGATCGAGACCATCCTGGCGGCCAACCTCATCACCAGCGACGGCTCCAACCCCGCGCAGGTTCTGGGGAACTACCTGCAGTCGGTGATCCGCAACATGGGCGCCAACGGCTCCACGCCGGGCAACGCCATCCGCATCGCCGACCGCGAGGTTCTGGACGTCAACACGCCCAACTGGCACACGGCCTCCGCCAACGCGGTGTCGCAGTACGTGTTCGATCCTCGGACCCCGAAGGTCTTCTACGTCTCGCCCGGCGTTCCCGCGTCGCCCAACGTGTGGGTTGAGCTCTCCTACCTGGCGAGCCCGGTCGAGATTAGCACCGGCGGCAGCTACGGCATGGACGGCGCGGACACCACCAAGATCTCGGTGGACGACCGCTACACGGACGACCTCGTCAACTACATCCTGGCCCGCGCCTACATGAAGGACGCCGAGTTCGCCAACAACGCCAACCAGGCGGCCGCGGCAACGCAGCTCTTCACGGGCAGCATCAACGCCCAGGTGGCCGCGCTGACCGGCGTCAACCCGAACCTGCGCAGCCTGCCGTTCAACCCGACGGTGCCCGTCAACCAGCCGCCGGCGCCCTAAGCCATGACGCCAACGCAGCTGCTGCCATACCTCCTGCCGGAGGTGCCTGGGGTGCCGGATGCCCTGGCCACCCAGTCGATCATGCGGGCGGCCAACGACTTCTGCCGCGAGACCGGGGTCTGGAACGAGATCCAGGACCCGATCCCGGTCGAGGACGACGTCAACGAGTACGACCTGGTTGCGCCGGCCGGCGCCCAGGTGGTGACCGTCAAGTCCATCTGGATGGTCAACCGCGAGCTCGTGCCGGTCACCATGGAGCGGCTGCAGGAGCTGATCCCCAACTGGCAGGAGGCCAAGGGCTCTGACCCGGCCTACTACAACTGCCCGCAGGACTGGTCGACGGTTCGGGTCTACCCGATCCCGCTCGGGGCCAACGGTCAGACGATCACCATCCGCGCGCTGTACGCACCCAGCCAGTTCGGCGCCGACCTCCCCCAGTTCCTCGTCGACGTCTACCTCGACGAGGTCCTGGCCGGCGCCAAGGCGCGCCTGATGCAGATGCCAGGCAAGGCTTGGAGCAATCCGCAGCTGGCCGCCTTCAACCAGGCCTTCTTCAACGAGGGCGTCACCAAGGCCAAGGTGTTCATCGCCCATGACAAGGTCGCAGGCAGCGTGCGCGTGCGGCCGGTGCGCTACGGCTACCGCTGAAGGACTTCTCTTGGCGAAAAGGTCATGGCGAAAAGGATCAAGCCCGCGTAACCAGCGGCGCGCTGTCCAACTTCGCCGGCCCGGATCGAGTTACACAGCCCACGAGCCCGACTCGCGCCGAGCCGGCGAATATCTTGAGGGATGAGCGCCAACATCCGGTTGCATGGGGCGACGCCGACGCTACAATAAGTTCTCACTTGTTGCGCTCGTTGTTCTCGTCGAAGGCTTATATGTAAACCCCTGACCCAAAGGCTGAGCCAACCGCCTAAGGCCCGCCCCGCACCAAGCGCGCTTCGGCGGGCTTTTTCTTGAATGGTCGGCAACTATTGCCGGCAGAAAGCAGCACATGAAGGCAGCCACCAACGACGTCGATTTCATGGAGTGCTTCAAGAAGCACGGCAGTCCACAGGCGGTTGCCATTGAGCTCGGTGTCCATGTGCGCAACGTGCACGCCCGACGCCGATACATCGAGAACCGCTACGGCGTGAACTTGGTGGCCTGGCGCGACCCGCGCACTGCAAGTACGGTAGTACCCGCCAACCGTCACCGCCTGGAGACCTCGCTGGCCAACGGCGTGGCCATCGTGTTCAGTGACGCCCACTACTGGCCCGGCGAACCGACCACGGCTCACCTCGCCCTGCTCGAGCTGTGCAAGTCGCTCAAGCCCAAGATGGTGATCGCCAACGGCGACATCTACGACGGCGCGCGCATCAGCCGGCACGAGCCGATGTACACCGGCACCATGAGCCTGCCGTCCGCGCAGAATGAGCTCGACGCTGTGCGCGAGCGCATGGCGGAGGTCGAGAAGGCCAGCAAGGGCGCGGAGCGCTTCTGGACCATTGGCAACCACGACTCGCGGCTGCACCGCTACATCGCGGTCAACGCGCCCGAGCTCTCCAACATGCCGGGCTTGACGCTGTGGGACTACTTCCGCGGCTGGGAGCACGGCTGGTCGCTGATGGTCAACGGCGACGTGATGGTCAAGCACCGCTACCACAACGGCATCCATGCCGCCTACAACAACACGCTCAAGTCCGGGACCTCGATCGTCACCGGGCACCTGCACCGCCTGTGCATCACACCCTGGGGCGACTACCGCGGCCGCCGCTACGGGGTCGACACCGGCACGCTGTCCGACCCGGGCGGCGACCAGTACACCTACCTCGAGGGCAACCCGACGCCGTGGTGCAGCGGCTTCGCCGTGCTGACGTTCGAGAACGGCCGCCTGCTGCCGCCGGAGCTCACGGAAGTAATTGATGGCCACGCATATTTTCGTGGACAAAGGGTTGTGTGACGAAATGAGCGAGATGTTCAGGCCCTGCCCCTCCTTTCCTGAGTACGAGGTTTCAAACCTCGGGAGTGTTCGCCGCGCATCCGCCGCTCGCGGAACTCGCGTCGGTCGAATTCTTCGGGCGCACAAAAGAAGGGATGGCTACCTCATGGTCCACCTTTGGCGGAATAGCGTCAGAACCCCGCACCTCCTTCACCGACTTGTGGCAGAGGCATTCATTGGCGATCCGCAACCAGGCAAAGAATGCGTCGCTCACTTCAACGGCGACAAGATGGACAACAGATCCGACAACCTGAGGTGGGCAAGCAGGCCCGAGAATGAGGGCGACAAGCTCCGTCACGGCAAGCATCAAATTGGCGAGCGCAACTCGCACGCAACGCTTACCCAGAAGGTCGTTGACGACATCAGGGCTGATGCAATCCGAGGAGCAAGGAATCGAGATATTGTGCAGAAGTACGAGATTTCCTCATCGCACGCAAGCCGCATTTGCTCCGGTAAGCGCTGGCCGGAAATGATCGCAGGCCACGCCTACTTCCGCGGTCAGCGCGTGCTCTGAGCCCACCTTCCTGGATCCGCAATGACGCGCCTCTCCGTTGGGGTCTTCAATGGCCTGAAGCCTGTTGTCAAGCCGCGCCTGCTGGGTGACGGCGATGCCCAGGTGGCGCAGAACGTGCGCCTGGTCTCCGGATCGATGGAGTCCCTGCGCGGCACGACCACGCTGAAGGCCACCACACTGGTCGCGCCGAGGACCATCTTCCGCTACGGCACCAGCGCCACTGAGGGCAACTACTGGCTCGAGTTCGCCGACGATACCGACGTCGTGCGCTCGCCCATCCCCGGCGACCAGTGGGACCGGCTGTACTGGACGAATGGCATCAACGCGCCGCGCTACGCCCCAAACTCGCTCATCCTCTCGGGCAGCTCCTACCCGGGCGCCCACTACCTGCTTGGGCTGCCCGCGCCATCTGCGCCGGCCATCACCGGCTACACCGCTGCGGCCTCCAATGTGAAGCCCGAGAGCCGGACCTACGTTGTCACGTACGTCTCGGCCTATGGTGAAGAGGGTCCGCCCTCGGGCGCCTCTGCCGTGGTTGCGCTGGACGCTACCGCCGCGGTTACCGTCTCCTTGCCTGGTGCCCCGACCGGCAACTACAACATCTCGCTCAAGCGCATTTATCGCTCATCCACTGTCGGCAACACGGCGCAGTTTCAGTACGTGGCCGAAGTGCCCGTGGCTCAGTCCAGCTACGTCGACACCGTGGCTCAGGCGAACCTGGGCGAGTTGCTACCCAGCGAGGGTTGGGGGGCGCCCCCGGCCGGCCTCAAGGGCCTGCGCGTGATGGCCAACGGGGCCGCCGTCGGCTTTGCTGGGCGCACGGTGCACTTCAGCGAGCCCAATCTGCCACACGCTTGGCCTCACAAATACACCATCGACTTCGACATCGTGGGCATCGCCACCTTCGGCCAGACCGTGGCCGTGCTCACCACCGCCTACCCGTTCCTGATTCAGGGCGTCGATCCCGCAGCGATGACCCCCACTCGCCTCGAGGTGCCGCAGGCCTGCGTGTCCAAGCGCTCGATCATCGAAACCGGAGACGGCGTGATCTACGCCTCGCCCGACGGCCTGGTGTCGCTGGGCGCAGGGGTCGACGTCATCACCAAGGGCCTGTTCTCGCGCGACCAGTGGCAGGCCTACGTGCCATCCTCCATGGACAGCTACCTCTACAACGGCCGCATCCACCTGGTCTACAGCACCGGCACCTCCAGGGGGCTGCTGATCCTCGATCTGAGCGGCCAGGGAGCGGTGCTCACCACCTGCAACCTCAACTCCTCCACCCAGTTCTCGGGCGGCTACTACGACCCATCCACGGACACGCTCTACCTCGCGCAGGGCAGCAACGTCGTGCGCTTTGACCGCGGCAGCCCGGTGACAGCAACCTGGCGCAGCAAGGTGTTCCGATTGCCGTGGCCGCAAAGTATGGCCGTTGGCCAAGTGCGGGCAGCCTCCTACCCGGTGGTGTTGCGGGTGTATGCCGACGGTGCACTGAAGGTCACCAAGACCATCAGCGACAACAACCACTTCGCCCTGCCAGGCGGTTTCCGAGCCCTTGACTGGGAGTTTGAAATTGACGCCTCGTCCGAGGTTTCTGAGGTCAACCTCGCCACCAGCGCCGCTGAGCTGAAGGCCGCATGAAACGCGAAACCCTTGTCCCCGCAATCCCAGACCTCCGCAACGACAACATCAAGGATGTCGTCGCGGCCCTGAAGTCGACGATTGATGTGCGCGAGGGGCGCGTCGGGGACCCGCTGGACTCCAACGTCACGCTCCGCGAGCTCCAAGGCGGTGGCCTGATCGGCGTCGCGGTGGTCGGTCGAGGCGGCGGCTCTGGTTCCGTCGTCATCTCGCCTGCGCCCGGGCTGGGCTCTGGGGGTGGGGCCGTGCCCGAGCCTGACCTCACTCCTCCGCCGCAGCCTGCGGGGCTGAGCGCCTCTGCCGGCATTGCGGTCATCACCCTGGAGTGGAGTCAGTGGTCGTACGGCAACCATGCGTACGCGGAGATCTGGCGCTCCTCGACCAACGTCATCGGCAACGCCGTGCTGGTCGGCACCAGTGACACACGCTTCTACAGCGACGCCATCGGGCAGACGGGGGTTCAGTACTACTACTGGATTCGGTTCCGCTCGCAGGCCGACGTCACCGGGCCGTACCAGGGCACGAACGGGGTCAGCGCCACCACGGGCAAGATCGGCAACACCGACCTGGGCCCGCTGATCGTCGAAGCAGCCAACCTCGCCAATGGAACGGTGTCCACAAGCAAGTTAGCGAGCGACGCCATCACCGCTGGAGTCTTTGCGCCAGGGTATGAGCCGGTAACGCAGGTATCGGGCTCCACAGTCCCAACCACGAAGTCCACCAACACCATTTTCCTGATCGGTACGGGCAAGCTGTATCGCTGGAACGGCACGGCCTACACGAAGGATGTGGTCGCTGCGGACGTCGATTCTCGCGGCCTGGACGTCAAGGCTGAGGACGGCTCGGTCGTCTTCGGCGCCAACGGCTTCATCGGCAACAGCGCATACCTGACTGTCGACGGCAACAACGTCAGCCTCTCTGACCTTGCGGCATCACAACTGGTGCCCAACCTGAACTTCGTGGGCGCCTTCTCCAGTGCTCCGACCCAGACGCAACTGGGAAGCAAGTGGCTCCAGAACGCGGTCTACCGCAACACCACCGACGGCTACCTCTATGTCCTGACGGGAACGCCGCTGGGCTGGGTGCTGTACCTGGAGGATGGCGTGTCGTTCGTGCTGACGGTGGAGTCCACCAATGGCACCACGTTCCGGGTCGGACAGAACACCAGCACGCTCCTAAAAGGGCGGCTCTTCAAGAACGGCGCGGAGGTCACCGACGTGACCCCGGCTGCGTGGTTCCGCTGGCGCCGCGTGTCTGCGATCCCGCAGGCCGCGCCCAACGACGACGCCACCTGGAATGCTTCGTACCAGTCCGGGTACAAGCAGGTCTCCATCAGCGTTGACTCGGTGTACGCACGAGCGACGTTCTTCTGCGACATCATCAGCACTTAAAAGGGAAGCATCATGCCCATCGTCTCAACTGGTCAGATCACCATCGTCGACACCAACGACGCGAGGTCGATCACCGCATTCCTGGCAGCCAACCAGGGCGCCCAGCAGGTCTACACCAAGGACGAGGCGACCGTCGGCTACACGCCCTCGTGGTTCTCGACGCCTATCGTCATCACGCCGCAGATTTCCGTCGGCGGCTTGTCCGCGTCCCAGGCCTGGGCGGCGCTGACCAACAAGACCTTCGCCTTGACGGCAGGGGGCGCGGCCCTGACATCGGCGTCGACCTCGACGAGCTTCAACAACAACGCCGACGCCCAACTCAGCACGCCGTTCACCGTCAGCCACGCGGCCAACGGGTCCTCCACGCCCTCGACGTTCACGATCACGGGCAACCTGAAGGACAGCGTGGCGGTCTTCACGCTCTTCTTCGAGGCCGACTTCGTCGACCCGACCACGGCGCTGACGACGCGCATCGCCGCGCAGATCACGCTCAACACGGTCAAGACCGGCACCAACGCGGTATTCATCGCCCTGCGCGGCCAGACGGCCATCGAAGAGGCCACGGGCTCGACCAAGAACAACATCGCCGTAGCGGCCGATCTGGTGCGCTCTGGCGGCATCGACACCAGTGGCCTGACCTACAAGTGGTACGAGGGCGGCGGCGGCACCCAGATCACGACGGGCCTGCCCTCCGTGGCGACCAAGTACGGCATGAAGACGGTCGCGGCTCCGACGGTGCCAACTGGTGCCGGCTCCGACCTGAACGTCAACATCCCGACGGCTGCCGGAAACGCCCAGAACACGCTGGTCATCAACGAGACGGCGGTGGCTGACCTCGGGGTGTACCGGGTTGACATCACTGACAGCGACAGCAAGACCTACACGGCCTACTTCACGATCTACGACATCAGCGACCCGTACGAGACGATCATCGTTTCGTCTACCGGGGACAAGCTCCAGAACGGCCAGGGCAGCACGGCCCTGACGCCCCGCGTCTACTACGGCTCGTCCGAGGTTACGCCGCTGACCGGGTGGTCCTTCACTTGGACCTTCTTCGACAAGAACGGCAAGCGCGGGGCCTTCATCGACACGGCCAAGATCAGCGTCGCAGGCGGCGCCCCGATCACGGCCAACAGCACGGGCACGTCTGCAACCATCAGCTACAGCGGCACGAGCTTCGCTTTCGCAGCCGGCGACATCGTCAAGGCAGTCAAGCCCAACGGCGATGCCTTCTTCTACGAAGTGGCCAGCAGCACGACCAACGTGGTGACCATCCGCACCCCGTCGACAAATACGTTCCTGAACTTCACCGACTTCCCGGCGCCGGCATCAGTCAGCGACTTCGTCGGCGGCAGGCTCTACGGCTGCGTGGGCTCCAACGGGCAGCGCGTCACTTCAGCAGGCGCTTCCGTGACACTAACGGGCGATGAGGTCGACGTAAAGACCCGCATCTTGTGCGAGGCCGGCCGGCCGTAAGGAGCGACCGTGCCCATCGTCAGCACCGGCCAGATCACCATCGTTGACGTCAACGATGGCCTGGACGTCAACCTCTCTGCCAACAGCATCGTGCTGGCTGCGGACACGGCCGGCACGGTGGCCTCCTTCGCCACTGCGGAGACGACAATGTCGATCCGCGAGGCCGGCGTGGTCACGACCTCGACCTGGGCCTTCTTCGTCTCGGCCACGGGTGGCGGCATCAGCTACCGGGACAGCGATGACACGGTAGATCGCACGGGCACCGGCGCCGTCAGCGGGCAACTGACGGGCACAGCCGGGTACGTGAAGGTTGTGGCCCTCACCCAGGACCTATCCTTCCTGGACATCACGGCGACCAAGGGCTCGCAGACCGTCGTGCGGCGCTTCAGCGTGGCCAAGGCCCGCCAGGGCGCCACAGGGGGCCCGGGGCCGACTGGCCCGCGTGGCACGATCACGACCTCCCGGGCCATCACTGGCACGGCGTGGTCCGACACCGAGGCCAACACAGCAATCAGCAACGCGGGCGGCGGCACACCGATCCAGGGTGATGTGGCCACCCTCTACAACACGGGCGCATCGTTCTCTGCGACCCGGGTGCGCTCAAGCGGTGGAACGTGGTCGCCCCTGACAGCCTTCTTCGGCGGCGACGTCATCGTGGACAACACGCTGGCGGCATCGAAGATCGTGGCCAACTCGATCACGGCAGGCCAGATCGCGGCCGGGGCGATCACCACGGCCAAGCTGCTGGTTGTTCCAGTGTCGCTGTGCCCTGATCCGTTTTTTGACGATCAAGCGTGGTGGGGCGGCACCCTAAACGATGCATCCGGCTGGTTTTTTGAGGGCGGGGCGCTCCTCGGCGCCAAGACTCGCGCAACGCTGTGGTCGGGGCACCCGACAAATGTGCCAGGGGCTGCCCGAAAGCATCTGTGGTCCTCGCCGCTTGTGCCGCCCGCTGCTGGGGTAGCAATTCGCATGCGTTGCCGAGCAGTCAATTTCTCGAACCAGGGGGTGCACTTAGTCCTGCGCTTCATGTCAGCCACGTCGGTTGCCCTCGGAGACGCCGTCATCGACTTTCCGGCGTTCTCGGAAACGACGGACTACAGCATTCAGTACGTCGTTCCCCCGAACGCCGCAGAGATGCGCTTTATCATCTACAACGATGCCGGAACCACATTCAGTGGGTTTTGCTCCGTAACTGGAGTTATGGTCGACGTCGCTGCAAGCGCCGATCTGATCGTAGATGGCACGATTTCGGCAGCCAAGATCAGCGCGGGGGCTATCACCACTGACAAGCTGCTGGTTACCGGGCGGGGAAATGCAATCAATGCGGACCCCAACACGCAGGACGCAGGCGCTTGGTCTGGCGGCACGTTCTCTGTTCTGACCGACAGCGCGGCCCCCACAGGGCGAGCGCTCCAAATTACCTCGACGGGCGCCACGACATTCGAGGCGAGCCGCGTGCCGCTTGAGGAAAGCCGCAACTACCTACTTCGCATAACTGCGCGTCAGGTGTCCGGCGCGTCCACTTGCTATCTGGGCGTCGAGTTCACCGACGCTGACGGGAACGTCCTCACGTCGGCGGCGGGCTGGTCGATAGGGTCGTACAACTACTTCGGCCTTTTAAGCGCGCAGCCGCCAGCGAGCTACACGCCCTACAGCATTCCCTTTGGGCCGAATGAGGTTGCCAAGATTCCTGCGGGCGCCCGCTATGTGCGGGTCCTCATCCTGGGCAACTACACCGGGACTGGGGTGCAAAGGTTCTCGGCTATCAGATTGAGCGAAAAAGCAGGCGCCGACTTAATCGTCGACGGCACCATCGTGGCCAGCAAGCTCTCAGCCGGCGCCATCGCGGTGGGCACTGCGGCCATCGCAACCGGCGCCATCACAAACGCGATGATTCAGAACTTGACCATCGACGGTCAAGCAAAGATCGCAAACGGCACTATCGTTACAGCTAATATCGGCGACGGCGAGATCAGCAACGCCAAGATCGGCAACTTCATCCAATCCACGAATTACGTGGCGGGGACCTCTGGCTGGCACATCAACAAGAGTGGCACGGCGGAGTTCGGGGCTGCATCCATTCGGGGTCAGCTTACCGCCTCTCAGATCAACTCCAACGGCCTGACCATCCGCGACAACAGCGGAAACATCCTGTTCGGGGTCAACAACAACATCGACTCCAGCCGAGTGAACGCGGCTTCGGGGTGGCTGAACTCCAACATCAGCATCGGCAGTGACGGCGCACTCAGCGGCGCGGGCGGGGGTCAAGTCTCTTCAACGGGGCTGGGCATCACGGGCCTGACCCTGATCAACGACGCCAACTGCACGCAGCGTGGCGACACGATCCAGAAGGTGTCTGGGGACGGCGGCTGGAACGCGGGGATGCGCAGCCGCGAAGCCTATTCGGGTGGGGCGTTTGCCTCAGTCACGACTCCATCCTCAAACATAAACGCGATGTTTGGGCTGAACTCAGCCGCAGCCACCAGCAGCTACACAGATATCGACCACGCCATTTACTTCAACAGTGCTGGACAGGTCTTTGTCTACGAAGAGGGCGCCAGTAAAGGGCAATATGGGAATTGGTCCTCTGGCCAGACCTACACCGTGCAGTACGACGGCACAACCGTCAAGTACGTGCGTGATGGCTCCGTGTTTTACCAGCGCGCTCTCACTCAAATTGCCCCGCTGTTTTTTGACTCGTCTATAGCCACCGTCGGCGGGCAACTGCTTGGCGTGCGCTTTGGCCCGCTCTCGAAAACCAAGGGGCAGAACCTTCTTGATACACGCACCTGGGTGTACGGCAGCTCTTCCGCCCCAGCGGGCTTCCCTCAGAACCCTGCATCTTCCGGCGGCGCAAACTACATCGAGCACGACACTTTGCCCGACGGCTCACGCGGCTTGCTCTGGCGAGCCCGAAGCGGGTCGGCTGCCGGCTCATCCCCAGAGGGCGGATGGAACAGCGACGGATTTGCCATTGACCACACCAAGCTGTACCGCTTCACCGTTTGGATTCGGTGCTTCGGCGGCAATTCCAGCGGCAGCTTCTACCTCGGCCCCGGGGGTAGCACGGTCAACGACATTGGCGGAGGCGCCAACGGCAATCCGTACTTTTTTGCGCAGGGGCGCAGCAGTCTCATAGGCGGCGAGTGGTATCTGCTCGCGGGCTACGTTCTGCCGTCGGGGTACTCAGGCGGGCAGCAGAACATAAGCGGGCTGTACCGCGCCACTACCGGGCAGCGGGTGAATGCGGGCACGGACTTCCGCTGGATCAGCGGACAGACATCGTCGCTCCACCGCACGTACCAGTTCTACACGAACCAAGCCAATAACTACCAGGACTTCTTCGACCCCCGGGTGGAGTTGTGCGACGGCACGGAGCCCTCCCTGGGTGAGTTGCTGGCGATGGGCTCGCCCAGCGCAAGAAACCAGATCAACGCATCGAACGCCTCGACCTACATCGCAAGCGCCGCCATCGGCGACGCGCAGATTGCCAACACGATCCAGTCCACCAACTACAGCGGGTCAGCAGGCTGGCAGATCAACAAGGGCGGAACGGCGACGTTCAACGAGGTGGCGCTGCGGGGCTCCATCAACGGAGGCGCGTACACGGGGTATGCGTGGCCGGCTGCTGGCAACTGGGGCTTTCACTTGGGGCCAAACGGCTTGCTGCTGGGCAACGCCAACAACAACCGCTACTTCCAGGTCACCAACACGGGCGACATCTACGCCCCGGGTTTCAACATCATCAACGGCTCGGCGACCTTCAGCGGCACACTCTCAGCCAGCATCGTCAACACCGACCAGATCGTCGGCGGGGCCGCTTCGGTCGGTTCTGTAGCAACAACCACTGGTGCATCTGTCAGCATGGCGGTCAGTGTCCCAGCGGGCGCCTCTGCAATTCTGATCGACTACTACCTGGGCCCGCCGACTGTGACTAACACCGGAGACCACCCAAAATTTGGTGGCGGAGTTGTCTACGGCCCAGTGCTCACCGGCCTGACGGACAACGGCGCCACGACCGGCTCAATTATCATTTCTCCTGGCACCGGCACTCACACGATCACGGTGAGCCGCGGCTACTACACCGGGACCATGCGCCTGGGCGTCTTGGTACTTAAACGATGAAGCACTTTGTCATCCACAACGCCGCAGGCGAAATCCTGCGCGCTGGCATCTGCCAGGACGAGACCTTCGAGCTTCAGGCCCAAGGTCTCGATGAGTTCGTCATCGAGGCCCAGGCCGACGTAGAGGTCGACAGCGTCGACACCGAGACAGGCGAGATTGTCTTGGGCGGAAAACCGCCGCCGCCCGTCGATATGGACTACCGCAAGGCAAGGGAATCCATGTACCCGCCAATGAGCGAGCAACTGGACATGCTCTGGCACGCCATGGACGACCACCACTTGCCTCGTGTCGAGCCGTTCTACAGCCGCATCAAGGCCGTGAAAGACGCCTACCCGAAGGACAACTCGGTAGTGCCGGGGTCCGCAGTCATTTACACGGTGGAGTAAGCGATGACGGTATCGAGGCGAGACTGGCGAGGCTCATACGACGCGGGCACTTCGGGAGTGCACGTGGAAGCCTTTACGGTTTTTGGGTGGAAAGTCCATCAACACATCATGCCGCCGGGCTCGAAGCTGATTACGATATCGTCGCAGGCTGTCGAGCGCACCAAAGCGGCCAATATCACGCTCACCGTGCGCGGCAGGGGCATCGTGACGGGCGACGACGGCACAGCGTACCCAGACCGAGCTCCCGGAATGTTTTCCCCTGAGCGAGGGGACGTACCCAAGGGTGCGGTGACCACGCTGGCCGACACCGAGCTTGAGTTCTGGTGCTTCAACTGGACCGCCAACCGTGGGGCGCTACCCCAGGCTCAGGCACTGCGGATCACCGAAGACCAGAATGTCACCCTTCCGCACGGGCTGATCGTTCTTGTATGCCGAGGGGAGATCGGCGGGCACTTTGCCGGAGAGTCTTTTGTAGCAGACGGCTCGCCGTTGCAAGCGGCACCGGCTACCTACGGCTTTCTGATCGGAGGTGCTCGTGTTTAGGTTTCCCTCCTGGACCATTTCAGCGGCTCACGCCGTCGGTTGCGCAAGTGTGGCGAGCGGCGTCTGGCTGCTTGTCACCGAGCAGGCAAGCACGTGGTGGCTGCTCGGCTGGTTCGTCATGCACCTGTGGCACGCCCTGATGGTGTCGGTCGGCCTGCATCGCTACTTCTCTCACGGGGCGTTCAAGACCACTCCGTTCTGGCATCGCGTCATGGCGCTTTACAGTGTGCCGTTGCTGTACGGATCGCCCTACGCTTGGGCGACGATGCACACCACCCATCACGCCCGCTCCGACACCGACCTCGATCCTCACTACACCGACTGGACCTATCTGTTCTACAAGGGGTTCCGCGACGTGCCGATGGCCAAAGTGCGCCTGCGCCGCATGGTGGGCGACCCTGTGACAGATTTTGTCCATCGCAACGGTGCTGCGCTCTGGGCCATCTTCGCGGTGGCCGGGTTACTGATTTCGCCGGCGGCCTTTCTTTTCCTATACCTGATGCCCATGGGTAGCTCGCATATCGCTGGCGCCATTCATCAGGTTATTGGCCACTGGGGAGGCAGGCCGCGAGACCTTGCGGCGCTTGAGTTTGTCTTACCTGCGGCTGGCGAGTGGCACCACGGAACTCACCACGACCACCCGGGCTGGGCTGACTTCCGCACAAAGTGGTGGCACCTGGACTCGGGCGCCGCCTTCATTCGCCTGATCCGCACCAACTGAAAGACCACCATGGCCATCATCAAAGACTGCGCGACCCCGTTCGGCATCAACGCCCAGTACCACCGCATCGACAAGGTCGAGGTCAATGTGTACTCGCATGAGGTGGTGGTGAGCGTGGCTACCTACGCGACTGCTGAAGCGCGACAAAACGGCAGCCAGCCGCTGTCTGTGGAGCGACAGATCGTCCCCTTCTGGCGCATGGCCGAAGACCCGCGTGCGACCTTCTACAAGCTGCTGGCCGACTACGACAGTGGTCCCTTGTACCAGGGCGACGCCGACGACGATCCTGGAGAGGTGCCCCAGTTCACGGTCAATCCCTGGGAGCCGCCGCAACTCCCGCCTGCGCCCACGGCGACCTCTGGTCCGGAGTCAGTGCCTGGGTACAACCCGCCCATGCCGGATCAGGCACCAGTGGCCTGATCCCATCATCGCTATCGGCGCAGGCGGAGGCAGAGACGTACGTCCTGCTGTGGCGGCGCGGGGCCAACAATACGTTGGCCAACAAGCAATAACCGACGAGCCCTCCAGGCGTCGCGTAGCACACCCCAAAAAAAGAGGCAACATTCTGTTGCGTGGCTGGTAAAATCGGGCCCGCCAGAAAGGGGGGGCCATGCCGCAGCTCGAGGTGTTCAGACAGACGCTCGCCGCCAAGCTGGGTCGCGTGCTGCTGCCCGAGGACGCCGCCGAGATCGAGGCCGCCTTCTTCGCCGAGCCCGACTGCACGCACGAACCAAGCAAGTTCGGCCAGCTGGTGGGCGATGGCTACACCATCCAGGTTGAGCGCTTTGCCGACATCCTGCCCGAGATGCACGAGCTGCACGTCGAGCACTGGCTGGAGACCGAGAAGCACCGTCACGGCCTCGCCCTGAACCCCGACTACGACGCCGTGATCGCGCGCGAGCGCGCCGGCAACCTCATTCAGTTCACCATCCGCAGCGCGAGCGGAGAGCTGATCGGCAACCTGCGCATGCTCATCGCGCTGAGCATCCACACCCAGACCCGCTACGCCTGCGAGGACACCCTGTTCATCAGGCCCGCGCACCGCGGCGGATTCCGCGTCATGGCCTTGATGCGCTTTGCTGAGCAGTCGCTCCTGGCCCTCGGCATTCGCGAGATCCGGGTCAACAGCAAGCTCGTCAACCGGGCTGACGTTCTGATGCGGCGCCTGGGCTACGAGCCCGTGGCGCTGGAATTCGTGAAGATCTTCAGGGACTGAACTATGTGCTCCGACGCCCCCGACACCAGCGGCATGAATGCCGCAGCCCAAGCAAACGCCGAGGTCGCCAAGGAGGCGCTCGACTTCTACAAGGGCATCTACGCCAGCGACATCCGCCCGGCGCAAGAAAAGCAGCAGAGGCTCGCCGACCAGTTGGTGGGGGACTACCTCGACACCTCGAGGCAGCAGAAGGACTTCGCCAACGAGCAGAACGCCTACTACAAGGAGACGTTCCAGCCGGTCGAGCGCAAGATGGTGAGCGACGCGATGGAGTACGACTCCGACGCCAACATCAATCGCGTGTCCGGCGAGGCGGCGGCCAAGGTCAACCAGGAGTTCGACAATTCTCTCGGCCGGAGTGCGCGCATGGCCGGTCGCTACGGCCTCACCTCCACCGCCTTCTCGGGCCCCGCTGGCGCCGCCGAGCGCGCCCGGGCCGTGGCTGCTGCCGGCGCGGCCACTGGCGCCGCCACCGCGACCCGCGACAAGGGCATTGCACTGCGCGCCGGAGTATCGAACTTCGGTCGCAACATGCCCAACACGGCGTCGGGCTTCTACGCCGGCAGCAACGCCTCGAGCGGGGCCGCCTTCGGCACCGGCCAGACGGCGATGAGCAGCATCGGCCAGAACGCGACGGTCGTCGGCCAGGGCTTCAACACCGCCATCTCTGGCAACAACAGCGCCGGCGGCTTGTATGGCCAGGTCGCGCAGATCGAGGGCAGGGACAGCGGCGTGTTCGGAGCGCTGGGCGGCATTGCCGGCCAGTTCGCAGGCAGCCAAGCCGGGTCCAGCATGATCGCATCCGGGCTGAAGGCATTGCCGTTCCTCTCCGACGTGAACGCCAAGACCGACATCAGGCCGGTCACCGACGCTGAGGCACTTGCGGCCGTCAAGGCGACGCCCATCTCGCGCTGGAGCTACAAGGGAGGCCTGGGCGACAGCGCCCGCCACATCGGCCCCATGGCGCAAGACGTCAACCGCACGATGGGCGAAGACGCGGCGCCTGGCGGAACCTCCCTTGACCCAATCACGATGAACGGCATCAACATGGCCGCGACCGCCGCGCTCGCGCGCAAGGTGGAGCGCCTTGAGCGGGCCCTGGAAGGAGCGCGAGCATGAGCAAACTGGCATCGTTCGCCGCCGGATTCGGTGGCGGCTACCTCAAGGCCCGGGACAAAGAGTACGAGCGCGAGCGCCAGGAGAAGGCCGACGCGCGCCAGGCCAAGCTCGACGACATGCAGGCTGAGCAGTTCGGTTGGGCGCGCGATGCTGCTGAAGCGAAGCGCCGCGAGCGCGCCGACAAGGAGGCCATCGACAGGGCCGTCACCGAGGGCATGAGCGCGGGCACGGCGCAGGACGCGGGCGCAGTGCGCTACACCGACGCCGACGGCGCGCAGAAGACCGCCTACCAGCCGGACCTGAAGACCGCCGAGTTTGCGGCCGAGCAGCAGCGCCTCGAGGAAGGCCAGAGCCTGACCCCGCCGGCGACGCCGAGTGCGCCCCAGGCCGAGCAGGCCGCCTCAGTGCGCACGCTCGGTGGCGCCCGGCGCTTGTTCAGTGGCCTCACCGCAGCGTCGGACGCCAAGAAGTTCGTCGACGAAAACCCGGTCACGCCCTACGCCAAGTTCATGGCGATGTCGGAAAAGCTGAGCACCATGGCCGGCGGGCAAGAGAAGGCCGACGCCTACCTCAAGCGGGCCAAGGAGGCCGATGCGGAGGGAGCATTCCGCGTCTTGACCATGCTCGACGCCAATGACCCCGAGGGCGCACGCAAGGCCTGGAACTCCACCGGCGCCATGCGCCTGGGCGAGGGCCAGAAGTTCGTGACCGTCACCGACAAGGCCGGCAATAAGACGCACCAGGTGGTCAACGCCGACGGCTCGGTGGCGGTGCCCAACGTCGAGCAGGCGGTGCTGCGCCGCCTGTCGGGCATTGAGGGCTTGACCAAGCAGGCCGAAACTCTCGCCAATGCCCGCGCCAGGGTGCAGGAAGAGATGTACAAGCCGCGCGTGCTCAAGCCGGGCGAGGTGTTCGGTGCGCTGGACCCCACTGATGGCAAGTGGAAGGAGTTCGCTGCAGGCAACCTTCCGGCTGGCTACGAGGCCATGACCGACGGCCAGGGCAACACCGTTCTGCGCAGGATCGATGGCGGCGGCCGCGGTGCCGGGACGGGCGCGGGTGCTGGCGACAAGCCCAAGGACGCGCTGACCGAGGCCACCAAGGCGGTCGAGTTCGCAATCGACAAGTCGGCCGCCAAGAATGCGCTCGAGGCTCCCGTGGTGGCGCGCGCCAACACCCTGGGTCGGCAACTGGTGGCGCAGGCGGCCGCCGAGGGCCGCTCGCTCGATCCATCGGTGGCCGCAGAGCTTGCCATCAACACCGCCACCGGCGCCCTCAAGCCTGCCAACGCCTTCAACCCGCGCACCGGCACCATCGACAGCGTGGTCGAGTACCAGGGCAACAAGTTCTCGATCGAGTCCTTTGGCTCGCCTACCAACTCGCGCCTGCCGCCTGAGCAGATGGCCGCGGTGGCGATTGGCTTTGTCAACCAGGTGCCAGCCGAGCAGCGCGCCGAGCTCGTGGCGGCCGCACGCAACCCCCAGGCTCGCGCCAAGATGGACGCCAAGCTCGACGCCCGGCTGCGCTCGCCTGAAGCCCTGGCCGCTCTGGAGCAGCGCCTGGGTCGCAAGCCGACCGATGCCGATCTCGCGCAGGCCTCTTCTGCTGCGAAGGCCGCCATGCAGCCGCAGCTTGAGCTTATCAGCCGCTGGATGCCGTCCACCAAGGAGGGCTCCAAGATGGTGGCTGACATGCTGGAGCAGGCCGGCTACACCCGAGACGGCAAGAGCGAGGTGCCCAAGAAGGAGCAACCCGCGGCCACCAATCCGAGCCTGGCGCAGCCCGGCGGTATGGGTCTTGACCCCAATTCCCAGGCCGCTCAGTGGCGGGCTCGCCAGGGTCAGGCCCGCGCTGATGCCGCGCGCCGTGACCAGGAGCGCGCCACCGCTCAGCAAGAGCTCTCGCGCCAGTTCCGGGATGACAGGGCCCGCCTGCAGCCGCTTGAGCTCGCGCGGAAGTACCACCCGCTTCGCGGGCAGCTGCCCACTGCCGACGCCGCAGAGCTGCAGCGCATCGAGCGCACCATCCGCTGAGCACCGCAACCCCAACACCCAGCACCCATGGCAGACATCTTCCACATCGCACTCGGCAAGGCCCTGGACTCCTTCGGCCCTGCTGGCGGGGCCAGTGGCCAGCCTGCCGGCCCGAGCCAGGACCAAGTCTTTGACGCGCTGCTCGGCCAGGAGTCTGGCGGCAAGCAGTTCGACAAGAGCGGTGCGCCGCTGACCAGCAAGGCGGGGGCCATTGGTATTGCGCAGGTCATGCCGGCCACCGCGCCCGAGGCGGCCAAGCTCGCCGGCCTCGAGTACGACGAGATGCGCTACCGCACCGACCCGGAGTACAACAAGGCTCTGGGTCGCGCCTACTACAACCGGCAGCTGCAGGACTTCGACGGCGACACCGCCCGCGCCCTGGCCGCCTACAACGCGGGCCCGCAGCGCCTGCGCACCGCTCTGGCCACCGCCGAGAAGAACGGCACACCCGAGGCCTGGCTGCAGTACATGCCGCGCGAGACGCAGCAGTACGTGCCATCGATCCTTCGCAAGGTCGGCCTGGGCGCGCCGGCGGCGAAGGGAGAGTTCGTCACGCCCACCGGCCAAGAGTACGTCGGCGCCGCCAAGGAGCGCGAGAAGGCCACCCTGATGGACTTCGGCAAGGAGCTCGCCGCCTCGGCCACCGAGGGCGTGGGCTCCATGATCCAGTTCGCCGGCGAGGGCGCTGCTGCGCTCGCCAACAGGGTCACCGGCACCAACGACTACGAGGGCTTCAACCCGCTCAAGCCCGCCGCCGAGGCTGTGCGCAACACGATGACCGAAGGCGGCAAGCAGGCGCGAGCCGACGCCAGGGTCGAGGGCAGTGTGGTCGACCTGCTGTCTGGCGATGCTGGACTGCCAGGCAGTGTCGATGGGTGGCTGATGATGGCCGCCAGCGGCTTCGGCTCGCTCGCCACGACCCTGATCCCGATCGCGGGACCGGCTGCCCGGGTGGCCTCACTCACCAAGGCTGCGCGCGCCGCGGAGGCCGCCGGAGATGCCGCCAAGGCGGCGGAGCTGTTCAAGGCCGCCGAGGCTGCCTCGCGCACCTCGCGCGCCATCGGCGTGGGCACCGGCGGCGCCATGACCGGCGGCGCCGCGGCAGAGGACGTGCGCCAGTCGGCTGCGGCCACGCTGGCCAAGATGAGCCACGAGCAGCTCCTGGCCGAAGTTCCGACCTACGCCGAAGCGTTCAACGCCACCGGCGACGAGCAGTCTGCGCGCCAGGCCGTGGTCAACCAGGCGGCGCAGTACGCCAGCCTTGGCGCCGCCGCCTTTGGTGCGGCCGGCGGCTACCTCAATGCCCGCGTGCTCGAGGACTTCGTTGCCAAGAAGGGCATGGCCCGCGTGCTGGGCGACTCGGTGGCATCGCGCACCGGGCGCGCCGCAATCGGGGGCGGCGTGGGCAGTGTTGCCGAGGGCGGCCAGGAAACCACCGAGAAGGTCGGCCAGAACGTCGGCGAGAACATCGCCCTGGGCCGCGCCGCCGGTGACAACGCCCTGCGCAACACGGCCGGCGACTTCCTGGGCGGCGCCCTTGTGGGTGGCCCCGTCGGCGCGGTCGGCGGCTTCGCCAGCAGCCCGAGCCTGCCGCCCGAGCTCAAGCCCGTGGCCGACAAGGCCGCCGAGCCCAACAGCCCGCTCTCGCGCGCCGCCATGGCCGGCAATGCGGGCGCACTGTCTGCGGCCGCGGCCACAGCCAGCCCCGCCGTGCCGCCCGCCGGCGCAGTTCCGCCAACCGACACTCGCCCACCGGCCGCCGACGATCTGGTGCAGCGCGTGCGCAACCTCGAGGAGGGCATGCGCACCGAGGGCTGGCTCGACAACCTGCGCCTGGACGGCCTGGATTCGCGCGAGGTGCTCGCCGACATGGCCCTCGCCCGCAACGTCAACGCCCCGCGCGCCGCGCGCGAGGCTGCGCTGGAGCGCGTCGAGACCGCCACCTTCTTCGCCAATCGCGATGCGCCGCCGCCGTCGCCGATGGACTCGATCGCGGGCAACCCCGACTTCGACTTCACCACCCCGCAGCCCGAGCCGCGCGCGCCGCGCGACGTGCCTGCGCTAGACGCGGTGGCCGGCGCGCTGCGCGATCCGGCCCTGCGCGGCAAGATCTCAGGCCCCGATCGCCAGCAGCTGCTGTACCTGTACAACCTGGCCAACAACAGCCAGGGCGAGAACACCGTCCGCATCAACGCCGCCCAGCAGGCGCTCGAGATCGTCGGGCGCTACCAGGCCCCGACCGGCACGCCGAGCGCGCAAGGCGCGTCCGCGCTGGAGCAGTCTGCGCCCGCGACCCCTGACTCTGCTGCGCCTACGTCGCAACCGAATGTTGCGTCGCAACCCAACGAGTTGGACTTCCTGACCACGGCGCCCGCCCCGGCCAAGGCCACCGGCCCGCTGGGTGGGGACACCGAGCAGCCCGCCTTCCTGCGCAAGCGGGCGAACGTGGTGCGTCAGCTGGTCGACAACGGCTTTGAGACCGTGGCGCGCGACGGCAGCACGTTCTTCCTCACCAACGCCAAGACCGGCCAGAAGTTCCAGCTCGACGGCCCGGCCGATGCGCAGCTTGCGCGCAAGGCGATCAAGGATCGCGTCGACGCCTTGGCCAACACCGCGGCCGCCAGCCCGCAGAACAATCTCCTCGAGCCCACCGAAGCCCAAATCGCAGCCGGCAACTACAAAAAATCGGACGTCATCGATCTGAATGGCATGCGCATCAAGATCGAGAACCCGCAGGGCTCGACGCGGCGCGGCACCTCACCCGATGGCAAGCAGTGGGAGTCCAAGATGGCTCACCACTACGGTGAGTTCCAGGGCACGGTCGGCGCCGACGGCGACAAGCTCGACGTGTTCATCGGCTCGCGCCCATCCGACAGCAGCGTGTTTGTCATCGACCAGCTCAACAAGGACGGGTCCTTCGACGAGCACAAGGTGATGATGGGCTTCCCCACCGAGGAAGCGGCACGGCAGGGCTACCTGGCCAACTACGAGCCGGGCTGGACCGGCCTGGGCGCCATCACCAAGATGAGCGTTGACGAGTTCAAGACCTGGGCCAAGTCGCGTGCGGCAAAGAAGCCCGCGGCTGGATCGGGTGTTGCGCAAAGCGCAACAACTGTTGCCCCTGAGGCAACAGCTGCAGCCGCGCCGGGTGCTGCGGTTGAGGCTGCCATCACGCAGCCCAACCTCACGTCCGCCGAGCAGGCTGATGCCGACGGCCAGCCCAAGTTTTTCTACGTCAGCGACGGCGGCGAGCAGCGCAAGCTGCGCCTGGTTCGAGCCAGCGAGCTACCGAAGCAGACCAGCGCCCCGCGAGGCAGAGGACCCAGCCCGCTGTCACAAGAGGACGGAGAGCTGATCCAGACCATCGCCGACATGCTTGGCAAGCAGGTCGTTTTCTACAAGGCCGAAGGAAAGCGCCTGGTTGATGGCTTCATAATCCCCGGCCAGCCCAACACGCTCTTCGTGGCGAGCGAGACCACGATCAACCCGCTGGCAGTGTTCGGCCACGAGTTCTTCCACACCCTGCGCGCGACAAACCCCGAGGCCTGGAACGCGATTGCCGCCGTTGTGCGCGAGCGCGTCATTGACCCCAAGAGCTTCCGCAAGGACTACTACGGCAGCGTCGTGGTACGCGATGCCGACGGCAAGACGGTCAAGGCCTTCCGCGGCAAGAGCGCGGCCAAGAATGCCAAGGAGTTCGTTGCCAAGAGCGGCCGCACCGACCTGAAGATCGGGGAGCAAAGCGGCGAGGCGCTGTCCGAGCAGGTCGGCGGCGAACTCGAGGAGCTCGTGTCCGACCTGGGCGGCAACCTTCTCAAGGACCCGACGTTCTGGGGCGAGGTGCTTCTGAAGATCCAGGAGGAGAACGGCGCAAACGCAAAGGGCATCATCGCCAAGCTCGTCGCGCTGTTCAAGCGCATGGTCGCGCGCATTCTCGATGCAGCCCAGCTGCCAGGCTACAGGGCCGACAGCTTCGTCAAGGACCTCGAACAAGTGCGCGCCGCGTTCCGCGACGCCATGGCCGACTACATGAAAAGCTCCGGCGTGTCGCAGCGTGCGATGGCCGCCGAGCAGCTGCGCGCTGAGCAGCAGCTCAAGAAGAGCGAGGACCGCGTCAAGCGCGCCCACACGCAGCTCAAGAAGAACGGCCTCAACGACTGGTCCGCCACAACCGATCTGCGCGACGAGGGTATCCCCGTCTTGCTGCAGACGCGCACCTCTGGCGGCGCGCTGATCACGTCGGCCACCGAGTTCGTTGACGGGCGCGAAACGACTAAGAACATCACCGGCACGCCGAAGATGAAGGTCGACCAGATGTCGATCGGCAACCACCACAAGAAGGTGGTGCAGCGCTTCCGAGAGATGGCCAAGATCGCCGGCATCCGCAAGTCGGAGGACCGCACCCAGACCGAGACGCCCGAGTTCAAGCGGTGGTTCGGCAAAAGCGACGCCGTGGACGAGAGCGGCAAGCCGCTGGTTGTCTACACGGCCACGAACCAGGACTTCTCCACGTTCGAGCCAGGCCGCGGCATCACGCGCGACGGAATCGCCGCATGGGTCTCCGTTGGCCCCGAGTTCGCAAACCAGTACGCCAGCGCCAAGTACAGGCACTGGAAGTTCGCACACACGCCCTGGGAGACGGACTACATGGTCCCTCAGGGGCTGAACATCATCCCGGCATACATCAACCCGCAGCGGCCATTTGATGTTACGGGAATGATCAAGAATTTGGCGGCCCCGATTGACGACGCAGAGGCGCAGGCCGTCGCTGACCGACTCGGGGTCTCGAAGAGCTTGTTGCTTGATGGCATCCCCGAAAAGGACGTGTTTTCCAACGGGTACGAGAGAAAGCATTCGCCAATCGGCTCCGACCTCGTTCGCACGCCCGTGGCGGTCCAAGCAATTCGTGACGCGGGCTTTGACTCAGTCAAGGCGACGGAGGGCGGCTCTACGGTGTACGCGCTGTTCGAGCCCACCCAGATCAAATCCGCCATCGGCAACAGTGGCGCGTTCGACCCGACCAACCCCGACATCCGCAAGAGCGAGGATCGCCCCGAGGGCCTCACTGTCACCGGCTACCACTTCAGCCAGCAGCCGCGCAAGACGCTGTCGACTTCGTTCTTCGGCACCGGCCTGAGGGGCAGCGCGCGCGACGAGATCATGTCCTCCGCAGACGGACGGATTCGCGAGAGATTGTCCTTCTACTTCGACAAGGGCACCGGCGTGCGGCCGGAGTCTGGTGTGGGCGGCATTGCCCACAGGGCCACGCTCACCAACATCTACGACGCCGACGCGGACCCGCTTAGGCTCAAGGGCGGCAACGCCCGGGCCTTCGAGTCGAAGGTGCTCGACAACGGCTACAGCGGCTACCTCACACGCCTGGAGGGCACGCAGCCCGGCCAGGTCATCCTGCTCGGCAAGCAGACCATCACCCCCGAGGTGCTCGGCCCGCGCTCTCGCATTGAGGGCGACGAGACCGCCACCGCTCCGGCCCCGAAGGCGCGCGAAATGGACCTGGGCGATCGCATCGCCGCCAACAAGAGCCTGCCGGCCGGCTCGCTCGCGCCGGCACGCTGGTCGCAGATCCTGATGGCGACGATGCCCGAGGAGGCCGCGCAGCTGCTGGACATCGGCGCGTTCAATGGCGACGCGGCCATGTACAAGGACGAGCTGGTACGAAGAGTGCGCCAGATCATGGGCTCCGAGCGCAAGTCCGCGGGCCCGCAGGCCGCAGGCATCGTTTTCCGCGCCGCCGACACTGGCCGCATTCTGCTTGCGAAGCGTGGCCCTGGCGTCGCCAATCCTGGCACCTGGAGCATTCCTGGTGGCGCCGTTGATGAGGGCGAGTCACTCATTGACGCTGCCATCCGCGAAGCCAAGGAAGAGATCGGCTACTCGGGCGACATCGCGCTCGAGCCCGTGACCTCCGTCAAGTTTGGAAACGCCACCTACAACACGTTCATCGCCACCGTTCCGTCCGAGTTTGGCCCGCGGCTGAATTGGGAGAGCTCGAGCGCCCAGTGGTTTAGCCCAGACAGCCTGCCCGACGGTCTGCACCCGGGGTTTGCCGATGCAAAGGCCGCCGTCGTGGCGGCCGCAAAGAGTCCCGTCGGCATGGACAAGCAGGGCCTGGCCGGCATCGCCCGAGGGGTGGGGCCGGAAATCCGCAAGTCCGCCGATCGCGCCAAGCGCGAGTACGCCGAAGTTGAGGCCAAGTTCAAGGGCACTGAGCAGTGGCTCAAGGCGCCGAACGGCACGCCCAGCAACTTGAATGAGCGGCAGTGGGTGCAGGCGCGCACGCCGTCGTTCAAGAACTGGTTCGGCGACTGGGAGAAGTTCGCCGGCAAGGAGGGCGGCGTCTGGAGCGATCAGCTGGATGAGGTCTCCAAGGCTGTCGACGAGAACGGCGAGCCGCTGGTGGTCTACCACGGCAGCGGCGAGGGCGGCTTCATGGCCTTTGAGGAGCCGGGCGGCGAGAAGCGCGGCGACCTCGGCATCTTCGCAACCGACGACGTAGGCATGGCGGCAAGCTACGTGCGCCGCAACCGGGCGCGCCGCGTGGTGGAGCCCGCCGATGATGATCCGCAGGCCGGCGACCAGCCTGGCATCTACGCCCTGTTCGTCAACATCCGCAACCCCAGCGAGTCGCACTTCGAGGGCGCGAACTGGGACGGGTCTCGCTATGGGCAATACCAGGTCCTCGACGCCGATGGCGATCTCATCTACACCGATGACGGGCGAGCGTACCTGGAGCAGGATGAGGCCGAGCGCCTGGCCAGCGAAAACGACGGCGCCACCGCCGAGCCCGCGGGCGACAACTACGAGACCACCGACGATGTGGTTCGCGGGGCGCGCCGGTCGCGTAACGACGGCGCCATCATTCGCAGCGTCATGGACGACGGCGGTGGCCCCGGGTACGGCGGCGAGCCGGCGGACGTCTTTGTGGCCTTCAGGCCCAACCAAGTCAAGAGCGCCGACTTCAATGGCGGGGTCTTCAGTGCCAGCGAAGACGACATCCGCAAGACCGAAGACCGCGTCGGCGACGTAAGCCTGCACAACCTGGTGGCCGAGCGCGGTGAGCGCGTGGTGGCCGCGCGTGTGGTGCTCAGTGACGCCGAGCGCAAGGCGATCGAGAAGTCGGCGGTCAATACCGGCCTCGATGCCGAGGAGATTGAGGCCACGGTGCGCGACGCCAAGGCGGCGCACCCGCCGAGCAACGGCTGGGCGCCGGTGGTGTTCGTGCGCGCCGAGCTCGAGACTGACGACAGCGGCAAGCAGAAGGTCGCGTACGTCTACGAGAACGTGCCCTACAGCTTCAACACCGATCCCGATGGGCGCGCACTCAAGCCTGGCACGCCCGAGTACGACGCGGCGGTAAGGCGCGTGGCTGGTGGCTTGGTGGCCGACGTTCGCGAGGTGTACGAGCGGGCCAAGGCTGGCGACAAGGCGGCATCCAACATCATCGCTCAGGCGGCCTGGTACAAGGCCATGCGCGAGCGCCTGCGCCGCGAGTTCGGCGGCCTGGGTGACCTGTACGCCGACCTGTTGGGCGCCACCAGCCCCAACACGCCGGTGCGTGGCAACTGGGACAACGCGATCGACTCGCTGCGCCGGGCCCTGCGCGGCGACTTCGACGAGCTGATGCCGAAGTGGATTGCCTGGGCCGACAACGTCGACCAGGTCGAGGCGCGCTTCAAGGACTTCTTCAACGCCATGCTCGAGCGCGGCATGTCAAAGAAGGCGATCAAGGAGCTCGGCGAATACCAGTGGCTCGCCGAGCGCGCCAAGGAAGCGCGCAACTTCCCCGACGACATGCTGCCGGCGAAGGAGTCGGGCAAGAAGTACGGTTTCAACGGCCAGAACGTCGTGCGCGCCATGATCGACCTGTGGCGCGTGGTCAAGAACGCCGACCCCGATATCGGCCGCGGCGGCACGGCGCCCAAGGCGCTGAACTTCAGCGGCAACCTGATCGGCTTCCGTGGCCGCGCCACCATCGACGTGTGGGCGGCACGCAACCTGCAGCGCAACGCCGGCAGGCCGCGCATCGCCTCGATGGCCGAGACCGGCGTGTCGGGCAGCATGCTGACCTCGGGTGACGCCACGCTGCAGTTTGGCTTCGGGCAAGACGTGTTCACTCAGGCTGTGCAGTGGGTGCGCGCCGATGTCGACATGGCCCAGAGCGACGTGCTCAGCAAGATCAACGACGACGACCTTCAGGCGCTGGTCTGGTTCGTCGAGAAAGAGATCTGGACGCGCAACAGCTGGACTTCAGCCGCCGGAGAGGGTGGCTCGTTCGAGTTCGAGGCCGACCTCGCCGGCGTCAAGGACCAGGCCCGGGTGCGCGAACTGAGGCGCATTGCCGACAGCTCCATCTCCGCCACCAGCGCGCAGAAGGAGGTTGCTCAGGCCCGCATCTACGAGATCGCAGACGAGCTCGAGCCGTACCAGGATGCGGCCGCCGCCATGGCTGCCGTGGTCAAGATGACCGCGGCAGTGCGCAAGGCCAAGAAGAGCAACGACGGATCGGCCAAGTCCGACCGGGCCCTGGCCAAGTTGCAGACCAGCCTTGAGGGACTCAAGGCCCGAGTCGCGGTCACCCTGGAGCGGCTGCCCAAGTCGCGCCGCAGTGCCGCGCAAGTCACCGCTCGGATCGGCGCCCTCAAGAAAGGGGCTGCACGCCTGGCCAAGACCTTCGACCGCCCGCTGCCCGAGCAGCTGCGCGCCACCCGGGAGTCATCGTTGCGCGAGCTTGCGCGCATGTCTCGTACCTTGGATCGATTCTTCCTCGGTCTTTCGGTGCAGTCCTCCTCCGAGATTCAGGGCCAGGCCAGTGTGCCGACCGACGCCAAGCAGGCGCAGGTCGCGCAAGAAATCCACGGCGCCGCCTACAAGGGCGACAACGGCCGCTCACTGGTGGCCGCCAAGGTCTACTCCACCGAGGGCCGCTACGGCACACCGGAGCGCGCCTTCGACGGCGAGTTCATCGCCCGCGACGGGTTCAATCCGCTGCCGCTGGCGGCCAAGACCTTTGAGGTCGCGCAGCGCGAGCGCCAGGACTCGGCCTTCGTGGCTCGCGTGCTGCGCCCCGACGAAAACGTCGACCTGACCCTGCACCGACCGGGTGTGGAGATCTACTTCCGCGACTCAGCCGACCCCGACAAGGTCGAGCAGATGATGCGCCGCGTGGCGCGCACCGCCGTGCCGCGCGCGCAGCCCGAGGGCGAAGGCCGCAGCGATCGATACTTCCGCATCGGCGGCTACACCGTTGTGGTTGATGGCCGGCGCACGCCGCAGGCGCTCTCCGGCGCCATGCCCAAGGCCGTTGGCATGCGCATCATGTACCTGCCTGAGTTCAATGCGCGCTACGGCGACAGCAGCTGGAATGGGCTGACGGACCAACGGATTGTTGGTAAGATGGAGGAGTCCAGGCTGGACCTGGAGCGGCTGGCTCGCCGCGTGGTGGACAGGCTCCCCGGGGCGTCATTCGCCGGGGTTTTCCACTATGAGGTCGACGCCAGGTTCAACCATGAGTACAAGGAGGCCGTCGATGCCTACTCAGATCGAGATGCTGCGCGGGGACCTCAAGCGCCTGGTGGCGGAGTTTGGTCCGGACGATCGGTTCGTGACGCTGTTGCGGCAGCAACTGCAGGGGATGGAGCTCAACGAGCAGAACCGGCAGCAGAGATTCCTGGCGGGGAGCCTGCCGGCATCCGCCGAAGCGCCGACCGAAACCGAGGAGGACGCGATCCGGGCCGAGGGGATCCGCAGGGAGAAGGTTCGCCGGATGGCGGCGGACGCCTTGCGCCGCTCCCCGGATACCCTCACGGAAACATCAAGGGAGCGGCCGGCCCCGACCCGCGGCTCGTCGAGGTAGCCGAGCGGTACGCTCGAGACAAGGGCATCCAGCTCCGTCGCCAGGCGGAGTACGTCAAAGTCGACCCCGAGCGCGCGGCCCGCATTGCGGCGGCCTACGAGGCTATGCCGCACGCCCCGCAGGACCCGAAAGTCCGCGAGGCCTATGCCGACCTGATCCGCCAGACGCGCGAGCAGTACGAGGCGCTGGCCGACGCCGGCTACAAGTTCTGGTTCATGGACCCCGGGGCCGACCCCTATGCTGGCAACCCGTGGAACGCCATGCGGGATCTGCGCGCCAACCAGCGCATGGCCGTGTTCCCAACCGAGGCCGGGTTCGGCACAAGCGACTTCGACCCGGAGGACAACCCGCTCCTGGCCGACACCGGCCTGAAGTGGGCCTACGGCTCGCTGGACGGCGAGAAGAGGCGCGTGCTCGCAAATGACCTCTTCCGCGCCGTGCACGATGCCTTCGGCCACGGCCTCGAGGGTGCGGGCTTCCGGGCCGACGGCGAGGAGAATGCATGGCGGGCGCACGCCCGCCTCTTTACGGGCCCAGCCGTGGCGGCAATCACCAGCGAGACCCGCGGCCAGAACTCGTGGCTGAATTTCAACCAAAGGCTCTTCCGCGAAGTTGTTGGAGACGAGCGCGCCCGCGACCTGCATCCCGACTCGTGGCAGACCATCAAGACCGGCGAACACAACCGCACGGCCGGCCTCGAGGACACCATCTTTGCCGACCAGAAGACTGGGCTCACGCCCGAGTGGGCCTGGCAAGAGGGCCTTGCGGGCGACGCGCCCGAGTCCGGCGCCCCCAGCGGGCGGACCATCCCGGTGGAGCCGACCAAACCCGCCCAGGACCGAAGCGAGGTTGAGCCTCAAGAAGCTCGCGGCCGCAAGGTGACGTACGAAGTCGAGGTCGAGGACACCGGGGAAAAGGCCAGGCTCACGGTTGACGCTGGCGAGGCGCTGGCTGACTACAATCAGCGAATCGCTACAATCGGCAAACTGCTGGAGTGCCTGAAGAAATGAGACGAGTCAAGTCACAGGCCGATCTCAAGCGATTGGCGCTGGCGGCCGGTGCTCAGGTCGAGCTCGGCGCCAGCAAGTTCAACACGACCATGGACAAGGTCTCGCGCCGCGAGCCCGAGCCTGCGCCCGAGCCGGCCCCCGAGCAGCCAGCGCCCCAGGCCGCCGAGCCCGCGCCCGCGGATCCGCCGACCGTCGTGGCGACCCAAGAGACGATCCAGATCCACCTTGACATGGACCCGGTGGCCCAGGCCATCGAGTCCGGCAACGAGAAGGTGGTCGAGGCCATCGCCGAGCGATTGCGCGAGCTGCGGATTTCGGCGCCCGCAGTCTCGCCGAAGTCATGGACGTTCACCATCAAGCGAGACGTCCGCGGCTTCATCGAGTCCGTTCAGGCGACCCCACAGAGCAATAGCTAATGCCCGCCATCACCTCCGCACAAACCGGCCTTTGGTCAGCCACCACGACCTGGGTGGGTGGTGTTGTGCCGGGGGAGAACGATACCGTAACCATCGCGGCCACGCACACGGTCACCGTTGACGGCACCCGCATCGTTGGCAATGACGCGACGCCGGGCCTGACCATCAACGGTCGCTTACGCGCCAGCCGCACGACGAGCAGCCTGCTGACGATCAAAGGCACGGTCGCGAACGCGGCCACGGGCGAATGGGACTGGGGGGTTGAAGGCGACACAATCCCAGCCGCTGTGACGGCAGGCGTCCGAGTGAACTACTCGGGGACGATGGCCAACAACAAATACATCGTCGGCCTGGGCACCACGACCCGCATGAATTTGATTGGCATGCGTGGCGTGGACAAGCGGCGTCACACAAAGACCACGACAGCCGTCACTGGTGGCAGCACGACCACGTTCACGGTGACTGACGCGACAGGCTGGGCGGTTGGTGATTGGATGATCCTGAGCGCCGAGATCAACGGCATCAGCGGCACCCTCGTAGAACACCGCCAAATCAGCGCAATCAGCGGCAACGACGTCACGGTAGCAACAGCGTGGACGAACAGCCGCGCCGCAGGTGCGGTTGTGGTGAACGTCTGGTCGAACGTCTACATTGAACACTTCAACGCCGCAAACTATTCAGGCTTCACCATCACGCCCCGCACGGGTATGCCGGCGAACAGCGTTGACATCAAAAACGTCAGCTTTCACGGCCTGGGCACGGACGGCACGTTCGGTAGCCAGTCAGCATTCACGGTATTGACCGCCCCCTACTTCGCAAACTCCACAGCCGTGTTCCGCGATGGTGTTATTTCACGTCTTGCGGTCAGCAACATCCGGCGTGACGGTTCAACGCAAACCGCCGTCAGTGGCAATGGCCTCGGCATTGGGGTTGCAAACAGCGCGGTGGAGTTTGAGTTTTTGGAGTGCGTGGTCGCCACTCGCGGGGTGGGGCTTGGAAGTCAATTAGGATTGCGCGCCGCGTCAGCCAGTGCGGGGGCCGGGTTTCGGTCGTGCTGCGTCGTGAACGTACCAATAGCCTACATGAGCAACTTTTCCGATGGTGGATCGGGGATTGTTGTTACTGACTTTGTTACCCGCAACGTGACGACGCCGGTGGTAGTGCAACCCGGCACCGCCCTGGTGGTCAACGGTGGCGACTTCGACCGCTACAACCGATTTACCCTCTTGGGCACCGGCGACATTACCGTCAATGGCGCGAATCTTGGCGCGAACAATAATGGCGCTGTCACGAACAGCGTGGGCGGCTTGGCGTTGGTGAAATGCACGCTGACAGACTGCACCGTGGGCAGCATGGCGCTATCCACCCCCGTGTTCGTCACCGTGCCTGCAAATCCGTTGGCGGAGTTTGCATTCGTCAACAAGAATTCCGATGTCACAGTGCAGGAGATCCAGACCGCTCGCGGATTCATCGCCCGCGACAACGTGGTGGACAAGCGAAGCACTTCGTCGATCCGGTTTCAGCCGCAGGCGGCAGGCCGCGCCCATGGCCGCACCTATTTGTTGGCTGGCGCATCCGCAGGCCAGACGGTCATGGTGCGCGGCAGCTTGCGC